CTGGATAGTAAAGTCACCACTTGTAGATGTCTTATCTGCTCCAAAATCTAGCGCACACACTGCGCGGTTAGCAGAACCGGCTGTAGTAGAGGAATTATAAATTAACGCCCCTCTTGCCGTAATTGTACTACTAGACCAGGTGCTGTCTGCAAAATCTGTTAACGCTGTTGTACCTGATGTAGTTGGATCTACATTAGTGAGTGTATTACCCCCCGCTGTATAATTCGTACCAGTAGCAGATACTTCGTTAGTCGTTGCATAAGCCGTAGTAGAAGCTGACATCGTTGCACTACTAGTATACAAAGCAATCTTAAAGGTATTGCCCGTACCCGTAGTGGTAGTCGTTCCTCCACCAGAGCCGTTGTGAAAGTTGTGTATTCCCTGAAGTAACTCAGACTTAAAAGAAGTACACATTGCTGTCGTAATCGCCATTACAGTCTCCTTAATATATCAGCAATGTCTGGATGACCCTGCTGAATAAACTCGTTCATAAGCGTTGTTCTATCGCTTTTAATCGCTTGTTTAATAATACCTAAAACCACGTGATAAATGCGACTTTTAAATGCTTCTGCCTGTTGACGTACAACAGGATCCACTGACGCAGAAATCCCTACTATCTGTTCTACTGCTCGTTCAGCCAACTCTTCAGGGGATAATCCTCTGTTTTCTGTTGTTTTAACAACAACATCTCCCATATTAGACTTAACCGCTACTTCAAACACAATTAACCCATCCTAGATATATCATATCTATGTTCGTCTCGGATCCCATAACCTTCCCCTAGTTTCTTTAATCCTGCAATCGCTTCTTGAAAACGCTGATCATAATAAGGCGTTTCTTCTGGTGTTTTTATAAATGTGGACGCTTCTACCAAAGATCCATATAGTAGTGCATTCGGAGCGTTTGTTGAAAGCCAAGTAGTTCCGCTATCAGAACCCGCTGTTAGCGAAGCTGGTCTATATTTGTAATGTAGCTCAAAACTATAATTGGCGTCTGGTGTTGGAGCCAGGATAAAAGTTGTCTCGTCAAACAACCCGTAATAAATAGGGGTTCCTGTAGTTGAAGCATTCGGCGTATAATCTCGAATAAATGAAACGTGTTTCAAATATAAATAACTATACACACTACTAGAGATCACTGCCAAGCTCAAAGGAGCTAGAAAATCACTAGGAGTCGAAAGATACGTGTTACTTGCTGTCGCAGTACCTGTTACGTTTTTTCGGAAATCAGGAATTTCTACAGAGTTTAATATTCGTTCTTCAGCTTCCTGAATAAATACCGATAAGTTATTATTAAACGTGGTTTCGCTCGTTTCGCAATAATCTTGTATAGCTGTTTTTAGTGTCGCGTAAGTAAAACTCATGTGGTCACCACTGTTACTGCCCCAATACTACCTGTAGCCCCTTCTGCTGAAAAGTCTGAGCCAATAGGGTCTACTGTAGTTGCAGGAAGTGCTCCTACATTAATTCCAGCAGACGTTGTAAATGTAGGACTTGTTGTTATAACTACGCCTAACTGAGACTGTGGCAAAGACACTTCAGGTCTAGGTTGATGTAACGACTCAGGATCCGTAGGTAATAACGGGGGATTAAGTTGAGGGCTTTTAGGCTCATAACATTCTGGGCATACTTTAAATCCCGTCCACTCCATACGAAGCTGAAGATACTTATAAGCCCAACCGCAGCGGTCGCAAACCCCAAGCGCGTATTTACCTTGTGCGTAGGCCATTAGGTAAAGACAGAACTTACTGAAGGAATTAAATGAACAGACGTTCTATCTTCATCAAACCTTAGTGCATTTTGAAGAGATTGTTCATACATAGGCTGTAAAAGAGCAACCTTATCTGGATTCTTTTTCACTGCTAAATAAAAAGCTAATCCCATAGTTAGACACGGTAAAAACCGACTTGGTACATCTAAGTCATTAACAGAAGCTGTAGCATCTTGGATGCGTTGCCATCTATATGAGACAAATACATCTGTAGAATTCTCCGGAGAAGGCCATAAGTATATTTTAGGCGTTGTGGTTCGTTCTACATAAAACTGTGTTGGTCTAGCCTTAGAGTCTTTATTAGGTATGTTAAAGTATTCATTACGGTCAATTCTTGAAATTTGAAAATCAGTTTGAACACCGTTAACCGTTCTACGAATTATCGCATCTAATATATCAATATCATACGAATTTAAGTCGTAAGAAGAATCCCCTTCCGTTAAGGTCTGAGAAACTTCCGCAACTTCCCAAAGCTGAACCCCTCTGTTAGACCAATCCGCAAACATTAAATTTAGAGAACGCCTAGCAGTGACTGCGTCGTAACCTGTACGAAGTTCCAGTCCTGCTAGTTCGTATGCATCCTCTATAGCTAACGCTACGTCTAAACTAAAGGTTCTAGTACCTGATGTTGCCATTATTAATAACTTTTAATAAATTCGGCTACTATCGTATAATGATCATGGTTTGTATGACCATGAGTCGTTAAGGCTAGATCACCAGTTATACCACTACCTGCGTTATTAGGAACACCACCCCATTCTCTGAAATCAAAATGACCGGATACCACTCCTGCTGCCGCACTACCTCCTAAAACCGCACATACGACATTAGACGTGGCGTCCCATTCAAGAGTTACTCGTATACCACCTATGTCATACCATAGCTGGGTTATCGTTACTCTTGTACAAGTCTGCCCTTGATCGTTAGTGTTTAGTCCTGAAACGTCCACTTTAGTAACAGCAGACTCTCCAGAACCATCAGAGATGTTAGTAAACTTGTAAACTAGCTTTTTGTCAGTATCTACAATCTTTTGACTTGTAACTGCATCTGCCATGATTTACTCCGTTGTTCGTCTATGTTCCTTATGATGCTACGTCGTACCCAGTAATCTCAATCAGGAAACGACCTGCTGTATAAGCAGCATGACCTGTGCCTTGGCCTACTAAATACAAATACTGGTCTGCTGTAATGTCTCCACCAGCAACCATAGTACCTGCAGAAGCTGCACCAGCATTAATGATTTGAGTTTCAGTTAAGTCGCCAATTGCTGTGTCGTTAACACCAGTGCCTTCAGTAGCAGAATATAAGTCTATATCCGTGCCGCCACCAGCAGGAGTTTCCAAGCAAGTCATGGTTACACCAAAAACAGTACCTTGGTTAGCAGTAGTAACTTGGCATATAAATGCTACGCCATCACCGTCTTTACCAATAATATCACCAGCAGTGCCGCCATCTCGTAAACCGGTGAGGTCAATCATAATTGTTGATTTAACAATATTTACATTGGTATCAACGTCACTCTTTAAACGAGTAACTTGAGTTACATAAACTCCTGCGGTGCCTTCAATACCAGCACTACTGGTAGCTTCAACTGCCATTTTATCACCGCTGTTAACTGTTATAACACCAGTGGTTGCATTCTTTGAAATTTGTTGGAATCCGTTTTCCGAACGGACTGGACCATTAAAAGTGGTAGAAGCCATTAGCTTTCCTCCTTACGAAAGGTTTCGCCCTAGAGTCTTCGTAAGCGTCTGCTGGGACAGTCGCTAGGGCTATTATATTCCCAGAATTAAAGGGGGGCATAGCCCCCCTGTGGTATTATGCTCCAGGAGAGCCGAAAATACCTCTCCAATCAGACCANCCAAAGCTATAACGCTCTCTGGCTTTGTATCGAACATTTCCGGTTTCGAAGTCACCTTCCATGTTTGTTGATACAGCCGTACGAACAAAATGCTTAAGGCCGTTAGGAGCATCAGTCTTCAAGAAGAAAGCATCAGTATCAGTTAGATAATGATTTACTGTGTAGCCTTCAGGGACCATGCCCATATTGCGAACAGCGTTAATATCATTGTCTGCTGTACCTACTCTTCCTTGCGACTCAAGAAGCCTATCCGCAACAAACTGCAAAGCAGGTGGGATAATTAGCTTTCTTGCTTGAGCATTGATTTTAAGACCGCGCTCATCTTCGAACGCAGCAATATCAATCAACGCTTGCTCTAATGAAGTTTCATTCAAATCAGCTGCCGTAGACAGTTCATTTTTCTGATCTTCATTCGCAACGGTTGGGTGGTCAGTTGCACAAAGCTCTTTTCCATCACCACCAGTATAAGAAGAACTAAATGCATTGTTTAATACATTAGCTGCCTTAATCTGCTTAGTGGTCATCATGGAACGTGCTAGTGCGCGTGTATACCGAGAAGACAGCGTGTCATACAGATTGTCCTCTATGGCTTCTTCAGTCAAGCTGAAGGCCAAAGCGACCGTGTCGTGTGTGTAACGTGCTGTCCATGCTTCCTGAGCCGTGTCGTAGTTCACCGAGGAGCCTTCGCTCTTGACCGGTGCTTCGCCAAAGCCAGTTAGCATAACTTCTTCCTCGTAAGCCCTTTCAGAGTTTTCGGTATCGAAAATCTCTTCATGCTCATTCGGATACCTATCATACTCAAGTCCAAAGAGAGCATGGAGGCCAGGAACAAGCTCTTTAACGAGTTGTGCTCTATTAATAGCCATTAATTACTCTCCTTAAACTGCGAAGGTGTTAGTTGGGAATGTAAAGTACGCCCGAGCATANGCACCNATAGCATTGCTGGGAGAATCTACAAAACCGACACATAAAGCAACACCACTAGAAGTAGTAGCTGTTACACCCTCTTTTGAACGTCCGTTAGTAGAACTACCGGCAGTTGTACTCAAAGTGTACTTATTGCCGATAAAACTTACTGCAGGAGTTCCTGCTGTGAACTGTGCTTCGTACACAATNCCAGGATCAGCATACACATATGCTTCAGCATCTGCGCTACCGAGTGTGGCTGTACTTGCTGTCCACGATTTAGAAAACGTAGGAGTCCCATCCGTAGCCGTGTAATACACACCGTAAAACACGCCAACGGGAGTTGAGGTTGCTCCTGCTTGATTGACATAACCCGAAGAAAGCGTGACTACGTCGCCGCTATAAATAGCAGTTCCGTATGCACTTGCAATACGCAATTTCTTGGGTCTAATCGTTCCTCCATACATAGAGAAAGCAGGGGTAAAACCATTAGGTTTATCCGTATTCGCCATTGTTAAACCCTCATATTAGAGTGATATTTAATCAGAACTTACGTCCCGACTGCCAAATTCAACTTTAGAGTTCCTTTGAATGTCCCGTTTACTAATAGGCATTCTAGGATCACTATCTCGCAAAAGGTCGTTGTCTACTCCCTGAAGTTGTTCCTGACTTCTTTGTCTAAAGTAATCAGTTCTTTCCTCTACGGTTTCTTCTGGAACTTTTGCAAGCACTAGCCCACCGACTCCAATTGTACCCGCGTGCTTACCGTCGTCTATTGTAGGAGAGTCAAACTCTGGATAGTCTTCCGCTCTTACTGGTTCGAATCCTTCACGAATACGTTTAGACATATTCGCTTTGTCATCGTGTCCTCGGACTTCTGCACGTAACCACCTGTGTTTATATCCAGGAGGTGCTTCTGGGGCGTCCAACATTGAAGGTGGTTGCCATGTTTTTCTGCGAGCCTTCTTTGCTCGTGTATCAGCAGATCTAGGAGTTCGATCTGTCATTCTTTATCTCCTCTATACATATTTTGCGTACTCTTCTAACGGCACTCCGATCCTTTTCGCAATTGCTTTTGTGAAGGAGAGAGTGAAACTTTGCGTGCTCCGCGATTAGGAGACCCAACCCCACGGCTAGGCCCAGCAACAGCGGATTGTTGCACGGGTTGTGCTTGATCAAATTTTTGCGGGAAATATTCCTGCATCCTTTTATCAACCTCTTTATAATAGCTGGGAGA